GCGAACTGCCCTGGATTGTCTGGTTGCCCTCTAGGATGGTCGGATTCAACGAATGAAGCCATCTTCGTGACTTCGGTATCGTCCTTTTGTTCAGGTGCAATCGGTTTTGTCTCTGGGAGTTCAACCATTTCGCGATGGCCTTTGGCCACTCGGCTAGCTTCCTCCGGGGTCAGGTACCATTCGCTTTTTTGGGACTCGGTGGGATCGTTGGCCATTGCTTACTCCGATTAGGTTTAGGTTCCAAAGGATCGAAGAGACAATTTTAACTCGTCCATCATTGCGGACTTAACGGCTTCTTTCTCTTTTTTGGTTTTCGCCAACAGAAGATCTGCCGCGTGCTTTTGGATCACTGCGTTTACTGGGCCCCGAAGATGAACTTCTCGATTGAAATCCTTGACGGATTGCTCTGCCGAATCGGATCGCTTAGCGTTTTCGTCGATCGCCAGTACGTTCCCAGCCTCCGATACCCGATTGTATCGGCGTTTGTTGGCCACGGCTCGGTAGTCGTCGGCTTCCTGCTGAAGCATGCGGTTTGCAAACGATTCAAGTTCTACCTCCTGATCGAACGTCGATTTTTCATCTTCAAATGCACCGAACAAATCGAAGCCCGTTTGCGTTGCCTTTCCAGCGTTGGCCATCTTGCGTGCAGCCGTCTCGATTTCTCGCGTACTCCAGTCCTTGCCTTCGGTCTCTCGATCAGCAAGTTTCTTGAACAATAGATCCTGAAGTGCTGGATCCTTGAGGTGCTTTGCGACGGCCAACGCGGTCGTTTCATCCAACCTCCCTTCGGTCACCTTCTGGAATGCCTTATCGTTTAGGGCAGTAAGCGTCACCGCATCGGACGCCAGTTTCCCGGACATGCTGATCCCGGCTTCTCGCAGGTGGTCAAGGGTTTGCCCCGAGTCTCGAAGGTACTTTGCGGCGTCGATGGCCGATCCTCGGCCTTCCGCGATATTCGCTAATGCCCCTCGAGCGCGAGCTTCCTTGGCGTTTGGCGCGTCGATGTATCTCGCATTGATGTGATCGGCATTGAGTCTGCTTGCCAATTCATGGCGATGGTGTCCGTTGATCACGTAGTCCTGCCCGTCGGATGGATCACGCCAAACCAATAGCGATCCGGCCAGTTCCGGGTTCCACTTGGAAACTCCCTTGAGTTCTCCAGTCACGCCATCCTCCCCGATGTCTTTCACTTTGTACTGAAATCGCTTTGGGTCAACTTTCAATGAAGACGTTGGGACCGTGTAGATGTCGCGGTTGTTGACTTGTTTTGGGGTGCCGTTTTCGTGAAACTTACTTGCTTGGCTGTCCGTTTGGCTTACCTTGCCGTGCAGCCGATCGGCGATCTTGGCGACCAATTGCGGTTTCGCTCCGCCTGCGCGGATACCGTGCTCCTTCTGCATCTCCCGTAGCTGCTTGACAGTCAAGATCGAAAGGTGCTCTGTAACCGTCTTCAGAGAGCTGGGAGACCTTTGGCCGTTGAGCGCCTCATTGATCTTTTCCTTTGCAGCAGATGCCGCCTCGGGGCTGTTCTTGGCGATGAAACGTCCATTCGGCCCTCTGGGGTGATCGATGGCTGTCCATGCCATACGCTTGATGCCATAGATTTTGTCAAACATTGCTTCAGCGTCATCGCCGTAGAGCGACGTAAGGATTTCCGCGATCGCTTCTGCCTGTTCATCGCCATTCTCTGGACGCTCGATGACTTCGACGTCTCTGTCGTCATGGGGGACGGATAAGCCCATCGCTGTGAAGACTTCAAGCAACGAGAACTTGATAGGATCGGCCTGTCCGTGGCGTTTTTGTCGGTATGCGGTCATAAGCCCCGCGAAGGCTTCGGCCATGGACTCGGCTTCCGCGTTGGTTGGCCATAGGGAAGCTTCGCCAGACTCATCGGAGAGGCTAGAAAGATAGGTGTTTTTTCGGCCCTTGGTTTCCAGTTGCTTCTTTACGTGAACTTCAAAGCTTCGTGCGAAGCACTCAATAGAGCTATTCCAATAATCTCTTTTACCCTCGGATAGCTTTCCGTCTCTGATCATTTTCGATACCACGCCCCGTACCCGCCTCATAAAGGGCTTGGCCGCTTCTTGCCAAGAGGCCATGGCCCCTCTGATTTCTGGGTCTGGCAGTTCTTTTACCGTAAACTCATCATCACCCCGAGTTCGGTAGGCTTCGGCGGTGGCCGCATTGACTCGAAGAGGATAGCCCCGCGTCTTGTGGGTAACTTCGTGGGTATGGGAAACGTCGACGTCGGACATATATTTTCCGCCGTCGCGGCCAATGCCAAAGCCACCGAGCATGTGATCGAAGGCGTGGCCCCATTCGTGGGCGAAGGTTCCAACTCCGCTATTGCGGGTCATGTTGATCACTTGGTTTCCCGGCTCGTAGTGCGCGGCTGCCGTACCGTGTCCACGAGCCCCGACGGCAAGTCCTAGTTTCCCATCAAGTGAAATATCTTTTGGGTGGAGCCCTGTGACATCCGCAAGGTCCGCTATGGCCTCAACCATTCGGGCTGCATGGTGTTTCCGCTCTGAGTCCGTGACTGAATTGCCCCACTGAAAGCCCCTCAAACCATATTCGTCTATCAAATGGTCGACAGCTTTGTTTGGGTCCGAAGTTATCGACGCAAGATCCCTCCCGCCCATTCTTTCAGCCTTTTGACCGTACAGGTTCTTAAGCTCAAAATCCTTCCTTTTGACCCCGGTCTTGCTTTCTTTCCCGAAGGTCGCATTGATTGACTTCCCTTCAATGACATCCTTTGCGTGTTCCGCAGCCTTTTCCAACATGATCCGCTTGGACTCCATGCCTTGCGGAGTGTTATCGGCGTTGAAAGCGTTTGTCCACTCGTCTCCGTACTTGGTTTTTAGCTCACTGGCAAACTCGTTCAGCTTGCCGTACGTGGTCGTCTTACTCGCATAGCGGCTGACCTCAAGAGAGTTTGCCAAGCCGACTAGGTTGTTAGCAAGGTTGTCAAAGCGATTTGCTTTTCTCCGCTCGTTGACAATCCCCATGACGTGGCTTTGGAGTCTACGAATGGACTTTATCGAGTCTTTATCGTCATGAGTGGAAGCAATCTCTTCGGCCTTCGCCTTTACGCTTTGATATGCTGCCACGTAGTCACTGCGAAGCTCGGGCGTGTTCTTCGTGTTCTTCCCGTAAACTGGGTTTGGCGGAAAACCTCGCATGGCAAAGTGCATGGCCAAGGACGTCAACGGGGCCCGGTCTGCATGTTCCATCAAATTGTGAGGTTCAAGCTTCAAGAGCATGTCGCGATTGACAAGCTTCTCGGCTGTTCCGTCGGTTTCAGCGGATGCTAGCCCTTTCCAAGCGTTGACCTTGTGGCGAGCTGAATTCTTGAGGTCTTCGCCACGGTTGCCTACTTCGCTGTCGCGAGCGAATTCGTACTCCTTCTTGGTTTCTTCTTGTTGGTCCGCAGCCTTTGCGGCCTCGCGTGGATCCGCCCCAGATTCCTCGGCTTTCGAAAATGCTTCCGTTGCTGCCGCTGGGGTTCCGTCGGCGTTGAAGACCTGCGTCGATCCGTCTGGATAGACGAACGGTTTCTTTTCCTTTGCCTTCAGTTCACCGGCTTTGGCTTCCGAGCTTTTGTCTGCCAAAGCAGTGTCGCTCGAGGCCTGAGGTTCTTCCTTGGAAGTTTCGGTTCCGGCGTCATCCTTGGGAGTACGTCTCCCTCGGTCCAGGCGATCTGCGATCTTGTCTACGAGAGATTGCTTCGTCTTTCCTGCTGCCGAAACACCGTATTCCTGTTTCAGGTCGCGAAGTTGCTTGCCGTTCAGCAACGACAAATGCTCAACCAGTTTTTTTGCACTCTCAGGTGTCTTGTTCGACTGTAGCGATTCCTTGACTGCATCCTTGGCCGCTGATACTGCCTCTGCGCTGTACTTGGGAATGAATCTCCCGTTTGGTCCTCGCGGATGGTCGATGGCGTTCCATGAAGCCATTTTTTGGACCTGCGAACCAAACATTTCGTCGAAGTGAGATTCCGCATCGTCTCCGTAGATGTGTTCGAGGATTTCCGCGATGGCTTCAGCGCGTTCCAGGGCTTCTTCGTCCGAGTCTTCGCCCTCGTCGGATTCTTTCAGCGATAGCCGCAAGACACCATTATCCAAAGCTCTCCGAGCTGCTTCTACGATTGACGAAGCGGAAAGAACACCACGGCCAACCGCATCAACGGGGTCTAGGGTTCCCATGCGCTGCAGCATGCCTTGGTCCGCTGGATTCATAATGCCTGACGGGTCGCCATGCATCGCTTGGCCTTGATCGGTGCCAGCTTGCTTTTGTCCCTGTTGCTCCATCGCCGATTGTGCGAGTGGTTTATGGGTGATTTCGTATTCGACGTCGGTCCCAAAATTCATTCGGGCGATCGGGTCTAAAGTGCGGCGAATGTCGCAAAGGATTTGCACCACCCACGAATCGAGACCGCTGTAGAACGCTGCGAGTGGAAGCGATTTGCCCTCCCAGGATCCAGCGCCGTCGTTGGAAATGGCACCGTCTGGGATCTCCATGCCTTGGCGTATTTCCGCATCAAGGTCTTTTGGATACTTCAAAATGTGTTCGGGATTCGAAGCTACTGTTGCCTCTGCGATAATCCACTTCTCGTTGCCTTGATCGTCGCGCGTCGACGGATAGGTGAGAGTTCCACCCGCTTGGCGTTGCTCTACGATTTGCAGAGCAATATCCCTTGCTGGTACCGGGGTATCGTTCCCTTCTACAAAAACAGATTCCTCCGGGTATCCCACTTTCATCCCGCCGTATGCATCTTTGTGCATGTACAGGCGTCGAGTATCGAGCGCACCGCCGTTGAGCCACTTGTCACACCATGGCGAATAGGCTCCGAGCAAAATTGGACAACTGTATCGCTCCCCGTCTTCAGGTCGGAAGTTTATGAAGTAGCAGTACGGAAAGGGGAGTTGCACGACGCCCATGTTCTTCACGTTGTCGATTTGAACACCCCATGGAGTACCCGCATGCTCCCATTCCATGAGGCGGCAATCCCTAGCGTGGCGATGCAACAATTGATCGATTTCAATGAGATTCGAATCAGATAGCCGCAACGTTACTTCCCCTGCTGCCCAGCCCCATACTTGCGATCGCATGATCCCTGGTAGGTAATTATTCCATATCGTTTGGAGTTGTCGTAATACCCATGCCGCAACCACTGGATTCTTAGCTTTCACTCCAGGGATCCAAGTAGGCTTCCCATCCTCGCCGATTCCATCTTGATAAGCGAACTCGACTGATTGAAGCGGGGCAGCTCGCATCGCGAGGCACAAGCGAACCTGCGGATCTCGCAGCATGACCCGAATAGTCTCAAAGGTGAAGAGTGGAAGATCGCGATGCTGATTGAAATAAACGTAGTGAGGACCGCGATAGTGCTGCGTGCGAGGGTTTCCGCGTGGATTCTCCTTTGTCGGTACAGTCATGGCTTTTTCCGCATCGCCCGTCGGACGATTTCCCACCCCAACGTACGTCTCGAATTCCCATGATTGACTCATGCTCGTTGCCCTCGTTTTGCTTGCGAATCGACGAAGCGTTTGAAGGCTTCGGTTTTTAGTTTCTGCGAGTACGCTTCGTCCCCGGTCGCCAAGAGTGCTAAGTGATACACACCCTCGTAATCGGTTGGAGAATAGTCGCCGGTCGCTAACCGTTGCTTTGCTCGGTTGCGCACGATGTTGCTTTCTAGACCCAGCTTTGTCTCCTCGGATAGCTGCGTTGGGTCGATGTGATATGCCCAAGCAATTTCGGAGTCTATTTCCATTGCTTGCGAGTAAGCGTCGATCGCTTCGGTAATCAGTTGCCAGAACTGCCAAGCCGCCGTTGTATCGCACTTTAATCCTTTGCTTTCTAGCAGCTCTGCCACTTGCTTCAAGAATGGCATGGTAGGACGCATGTTCGCATTCCGAACTGGCAAGTTGCTGGCAAACTTCGTGATCTTCCTTGCCATTTCAAGCATTGAAACTTCAATAGTTTGGGATTCGTATTCGATGATCACTTGACGCCCTCTTGACCTTCTTTGGGATCGTTGTCGTTCGGGAAAGTGAGCAGTCTATACTCTTGGGCCCATGAAGCGGAGTACTTTGGAACTCCAAAATAGTCGCCATCGAACTTCATACCGAATGCACCCTTACCAACTGGAGTGTAGGCTCGTCCTCCGATGAAAATACGCCCGCCCGGTTTTGGTACAGGATAGCCGATACGCTCTGCATACCCTCGCACAACGATCGATTGAAAGCCTGCTTTGTCCTCAATGAACCGCTTGATTTGCTGCGACTCTACAGGCATTCCCGTATCTGGTCTCTGTGGATTGAATGGTCGATGCGTCGTTGCGTTCGGTGCAATCTGTACCGATGTGCTGACCCAGGGTTCGTCTTTTAACTCGATCGTGACCGAAAATTGCAACCAACTGCTGAGGGGGGATGGCTGTTGATTCGAAAGCACGCTTCCCTCTTGCCATGGTGGAGGTGGTTGTTGTTGCCCTGGGGATCCTGGTTGAAGTGGGTTTTGCGGGAACGCTCCTGGAGATGATCCCGGCGTAAAGCCGAAGGGGGTTTGGTTGCAAAGGTCGATAATTCGCTCATTGCCCAATTCATGCCTCAAGCCCGCCGCCGCCCGGTCGCCGCCCGTTCCTAAGTGTGGCGTGATTCCTTGCAGGGACGAAGCCCAAGCAAGCCATGGATTAGGACCTTGCAACAAGGGTTGGAATAGCCCGGTCCCCGAAAACATGTTGACCATATTGGAGGGGTCGAGGTAATAGAAGACTATTTGAAAGCTCGCCTTGTTGGAATAGATTTCCTCCGCTATGTCAATCGATTCGATAAAAATAGCCGCGCCCGTGGCTCCTAGCGCATTGAGGTATGCGATACGCAACAAAAAAAGATCTCTGAAAATCAACCATGTACGAACCTTTGGTTCGATCGGCGATAGCTCAATCGTCGCGCTTAGTGTTTGAGATACCCTTGCCAGTGAATTGCGGTTGCGGTTTACTCTGTGCGTGGCTTGAATCCCAACAACTCCAGGAGGCCACGCGTTGGGGCTTTGTATTTCCGAGTCAACGATGAGGAACGTTGCGCTTTTTTTGTCCGGGTTGATGCTCCACTCGGATTGCCGTTGGAAGTTTGTCGGCTTACCAAATGTGATTTGACTTTTCCACCTATCAACCGAATCCGTAAGCCAATTTGAAGTTTGTGTTAGGCGTGTTAAAGCGATTTCGACCACCCCCGATATTCTTCGCGTTGTGTATCCCTTTTCGTCGATAGAGAAGGATACGGCATAGCTGAATTGAGCAATTCCGGACAACGCTGGCGGTCGAGTTCCATCGCATATGGCAATCTCAAATTCGCATTCCCATTCGACTTCCGCCGCGTTGGTATGTCCGATTGGATCCCAACGCAAAAAACGGGGTTTCGGTCCCCAAGAAATGTCTTGGAGTGTATAGCCATTGATTTCCCACCATGGCCCTAAACCATCATGCTTGATGTCTAGTATCCCTGCTGGTTTGGAAAGCAATTGCCGAGCGTTGTGGACGTTCAAACCGGCAAACGTTGTTGCATCTTCCGTACCTGGAGTGTAGGACGCTCCCGCATTCCCCGTGATGATTGTCTTTACGTTCAGCGTAAAGCGAACCGCCTTTACAGTCCTTTCAGAATCGTCGTAGACATATTGCTCAACAACTCCGTACGTTGACCGATCGTTGAATTGATAGCCGTTGTATCTGATCGAGGACATACCCACTATCATGGCCCTCCGAATTTGGAGTTCATAATTTGCAGCAACATTGGATCAATCTGTTGCTGATTCTGCTGCGCGTTGCCTTGAAGGTTCAACCAGGCTTCATTCAATTTGAGGGCTAGATCTGCCATGCGGTCTGCGAAGTCTTTTTCCGCTTTTGCGTTTCGTGCCGCCGCAGCAGCGTCGTCCGCAGCATCCAGGGGGGTCAGCAAAGCTTTGTACGCTTCAATTTCACCCAGTATCCGCTCGATCACAGCAACCATAGCGCGAATACTAATGACAATCGCTTCCGCTGTATTGATTCCGGCGCTCAACTGTGGCTGAAACTTAGACACTAGATCAAGCAGGTCCGTAAGAAGCTTTTCTACCTGGTTCCCCAGAGCGCCCTTGGCCGCTTCGAGTCGTCCCGATGCTGGACCGATGCGTTGGGCTCGATCAAGTAGGTTTAATTCTGTGTTTGCTCGGCTGCGTGCCCTAGCAAGGGAAACATCAGGGGAGAATTTTTCGATGTCGTCCGCCGCATCGTTGAACGCTTTCACTAACACGCCACTAGCAATTGCAACCGCTGCTAAGCCGGCTACTACGGCTCCCACCGCGACTCCAACACCCCCAATCGCCGCTGCCCCGGCACTTGCAGCTGCTGGAGCTGTAGCTCCTGTCGCTGCCGTGGCTGTCGCTGCCGTGGCTGTTGTTACCGCTGGCGCTGCAGTTGCCGCCGTTGCCGCTGTTGTTGCCGTGCTTGCAGCTCCTACTCCAAACCTCGCAGCGACTTTAGACGAGACACTTGTTACTGCCTTGCCAAATCGAGTTTTGCCAACGCTGGTTGCAAGCGTTCTGGCACTCTTTGTGAATCGTTGCCCCACTGCCTTTCCGAGTCGAAAACCGGTTCGGATTGTCCGCGCCGTTGGTGATCGCTTTTCGACACTGTCTAAAAACCGACGTCCCGTCTCTCGCAACTTGCCGAAAGTACTTCGAGGGTTACTTTCTGGTTGCGAGGTCGAATTGCTGTCTTGCCTATTTGGTTCCGACTCGGTTGCCCCCGATCGTTGGCTTTCTTTCTTTTGATACTCCGAAAGGAAGCGATCGAGGTTACGAGAGAAATCCTCTACGGGTCGCTCGAATAGCTCTGGCTTGAGCTTATCGTTGAGAACTTGGATTGTCTCTCTCAGGTCAGAGACAGCTCCCTCGAGGGAATGGCGTTCCAGCCCCGTGCCATCCGACTGATGTCCGGATTCCGGTCGAGTTGTTGCAGTCGTCTCGGATGCGTTTGGGTTTGCGCGCGGATAGTCCTGCACGCCCGGATCCCTTGGGACGGACGTACTGATAGCCTCGCTTTCCTCCGGCGTGCTATCACCAAGCAGACGTATAACCAATTCTGCATCAGATGCCATGCCATACTATCCCTTAGCCATGCTTTCGCATTGCGATTGAAGTTCGTTAGTCATCAATACGAATTGCGTTCCGATCAAGTTGTAGAACCGGAAAGCCGTGTCGCTTGTGCATCCTGGAATCCCAAGATGATCTAGGGCAGAGGCATACTCTTTTAGGAAAGCTATCGTTGGTCCGGAAACCTTGTTGGTGTCAGGCTTGCGCATCCCATGCTTGATTTCCAGTTCCTCAGCCAAAAGCTTCATTTCGACGACGTCATAGGAAAAGGTAGAGACCTCCCCCGCTCGCTCGACCTCGATCGACTTTCGGCCCGTGTGAATCCTCCAGGTCTTTTGTATCATCGGCTAGGTTTCCGTGCCGAATTCCCCGCCGCCCGTTCCGGTCGACTGGGTATGTGGCGTTGGGTAGTGTCGCATCCGAAGAGGGACGTCGCGCAGGTTGGTTCCGAGTAACTCTCGGATCGGGAAGTTTTCTGCGAGAGCCGTACGTGGTAGAGTTCTCGTCAAAGGTAACACGGCCGTCGCTCCGGTACCGCCGTTGGCGTTGATGACCGCAGCCGTGAGAAGCGAAGTGAGGACCAGAGACTTGGCAACCCCGTGCTGCCGATCCAGGATGCCAACAACGCCGTTGACGAATGCCGATCCCCCCGCTGCATTGTATGGACGAATTATATCGTTGAGCGCCGCCGCGTCCGCCTCAATGAACGTGACATTGCTCAAGAGGTCGACGCCAAGATACATCCCATCCTGTGCCGCTTGGCCCATCCAATCGCCCGTGATGAGACGCTTGTAAATTTGCCTTTCGAAGACGATTCCATCTTGCGATTGCCCGCAGACTTTCGCGTTGTACCCCATCAAATATGCACCGGCGACGAAGCCCATGGTATGCCCCTTAGTAGTGGATTGAAAATCCGGTTCGGTAGTTTTGTGGCACTTCGACCAAGCAGTCCAAGCAGTTAGCCGTCGCTCGATCAGAAGTCGCTAATTCGTGGTTGTAAATGGTTGAAATAACGTGCCGCTTGTTCTCGACGTCGCATCCAATGCGATAACGCAATCCACCTTGCCCGACGATATGGCCCATCGGGTCCCTTACGAGCAAGTGAGTTTTGGCTAGGATCCCAACCATCGGAGCTTGGCAAGCGCCGCACTTTGGGCAGGGAACCAGGTCGTTTTGGATTTCAAACCGGAATTCCATTCCATGCTCTGAGCATTCTGGGTTCGAGCAAAAGGCGAAATTGCGTTGCCGGGTTGTTCTTTCGTCAGGGATGACGATACCCGCGTCCGATGTCGCCATCGGTAATGGCTTGATCGCTGCGAGAATCGCCGCAACCGGGTCATTCGGATTCGACTCCGACCGGAATGCAGGATTGTTTGATACGCTTGGATTCTTCCAGTTCATATTCTCGCCGCCTTATTCAGTTGCCCGACGGTTTGGATGCGACGCAAGCCACCGAAATAGATCGATCGCGCCATTGCGACGAATGGTGTTGTCCCTTTGCCTCCTGGGTTCATGCCTGCGAATAGGTCCGAGTTGACCATTCTCGGCTTGGCGTCGACGCGTTCGTATCTGAGCATTTCGATAAAAGGCTGAGCGCTCGGGCTGTCTCGAAACAACAATGCGTTAATGTAACTCAAAAGGTCATGTTGCCAATCGAGCGCAGCAAAAACCCGTCCGAGGTCCGCATTGAGCCCATGCAAGCGATTCAAATAGATGGAACGCCTTTGATCCCTTGCGGTGAACGATCGCTGTATCACGAGGACCTGAACGGAATGGATGACATCACGAACTCCACCGCTTGGCCGATGTGTGGGGCCGGGTGCGATGCCTGCCCCGATGACGGCAAAATAGACGTCCGATGCAATCGACGGCACTTGGTCGTCGAACTCACAATCGCATTGCCCATCAGACAAGCTGAGCTTGCGCCGTAAGACGTCCCGTACCCCTTCAAGTACGCATACTTCGCCTTCGATCATGCTGCCTCCCCGAATGCTTGCCGCATGCCGTTTCCGATCGCTTGAAGGCCCACGCCTGCCCATCGCCGTGCCCATACCGCTGGGATGCGTTCCGGGAAGATCTGACGCTTGGGGACTCCCTTTCCTTTGTTGTGCGCCCCCGCGTATGCGACTGTTGTTCCAATGACGATGCCGTCCTGCAAGGCGCGGAATACTTGTTTGTCCCCTCCGTCCCCTGCTGGTGCGGTGTATTCATTCCCATCGAGGTATCCAGGCGATATTGAGTTGAAGAGGACGCCCGTGTCCCTCAGGATGTCGACAACGCGATTACCGTAGACTTCTAGCTTGGTTTTGGCCCCTTCGGACTTAAGCACATTCCATGCGTGGCTAGCCGCGATCGCTTTGGCTTGCTTTTCCCCGAACCTCGCCATGGCCCATGCAAAGGTTTGAGCAAAGACGGTTTTCCATCGTTTCTGTTGGGCCGCGGTAAGCAGTCCCGTGTTCCCGCCGAATACAGGTTGGAGTAGATCATCTTCCCACCGACTTCCCACAACGCGATTTCCACCGACTCCTCGATTGTGACCTTTGCCAAGCCCCGCAGCTTGTTTGAGCGCAGCTTGTTCCCCAGGTCCGAAGCGACGGCCGTAAGCCAGATACTTCTTTGAAAGCTTCGGCCAACTGATTCCAGCCTCATCCGTCCCCCCTCGCGATTTGACTATGAAGGCCTCTTGGACGTCGGACAGTGCCGCGAGTCCGATCGCATGAAAAACCCCACGGGCAATCCCCTGCGAATCTGGGGCTCGCCCAACAAGCTGTGCAACCACGCCGCGAATGAGTGCGATTGCTTCGTCTCGGTTTCCGTTAAAGTCAACCATTGAAGAATCCCCCGTTCTGTCCGATGTCTCGAGGTAGCGCGCTGTCGACGGGTCGCGTAGTCTGCCGTACAACCCGCACCGACTTGTTCGGATACCGTCGATCAATCCGTAAGTTGCTCATCACAGGTGCCGAGGATGGCTTTCCGATGATGATGCTGCCGTTGGCGTCAACAAGAGCAATGATCCCGGTAAATACTTGGGTTAGGAATCCCGACCGAGGGTCGATGATTTCCTGGTATCGCATTTCCAGCGAATCTGGAATAGGGTTTCCTCGCCTGGTGCAAAGCGTTCTCGCCGCGATAACCGTAGTCCATTCTCGGAGAATTGGAGCGTTTACCAAAACCGTTGGCGAGTACATTGCTGCGAGACGTCCCTTGACGTATGCGATCGCGAATGCGATGCATTCGTCTGCCGAGCTGCCGTCCGAGCCCCCCTCGTCTTGCTCCGAAAATGAAATGACGCCTTGGGCGGTAATCAACCGCGTCAAGGCGTCAAGGTCGGTTAAATTCATGGCAACCGCCTATCCTTAGAACTGGACAGTACCAAAAGCCATAGCCGATGGGACGTGGTTTGCAATCATGGCGTTGTCGAGGACATACAACTCAGTTGCCGTTGGATTGGAACGCGCTACGGACCAGGAACTCAAACCCGTCTTGACGTTCATCGGCCCGCCGTCATATTCCGCAATCGGTTCCGAGCCTTCGTACATCCCGACCACGTCATCGCCCGGTGTGAATCCGATGAAAGCTGCATTGTTGGCCGGAATGATCTTCTGATACGTTTCAGACCCGGGTAAGCCGATTTCTAGCCCTTCGTCGGTGATGTAGAAGATCGTTTGCGGCATGAAGTTCAATCTTGCCATGTAAACGTTCTTCATCGTCTTCGCAACCGTTTCTTCCCCCATCCAATCGATACTCACAAATGGAGCGCTCGAGGTCCCGTGGAGGGCTTGTACGAAAGCGTTGCCAATGATGTTGTTCCACTGTTGCCAGTTGGTGATAACTGCACCCAGGAACCCGCCGCATAGTTGTTGGAACGCCGCGTTGATGTTGCCAAAAACCAGGGGAATATCGGTCGAATCGGAGGCAAACGAGCCCGTGATGATGTTGCCCGCGCCAAGCATGTTCAACTGCCCTTGATTGCCAGACGGCATACGGAAATTCACCCGTTCGCCTGTGATCCCCGGATCCGTCAACGAGAAGTACTCATCGTCGCCGTTTCTCGCGACGTAGAGCGAATCGCGAAGCATTCCCATCAACTGCACCTTGCGCCAGTTGGCCGCAAGTTGCCCGAGGGTTGTGGTTTGTCGAGAAACCATATCCTTGCCTGCTACGTCTCGTACCGCTGGATCGTCGATTTTCGACAAGTTGTGAAGTTGTTCCGCAACAAGCGAGACCGAATCATGCATTCGTGGATACGAAAACATTACCTTTCCCATCGGTTGCGGTGCACGTCGTGCAGCCGCTGATCCAGGTGTTCGACCCCTGGCAACTTTCCGAGTGTTGTTATAGACATGGAATGCGCCTTCGCGTCCATGTCCCTGGTTGATCATGTTCTTGCCGCCCGGCTGGACGCCAAACAAAGCCGCAAGCCAATCGGAACTCGCTGCCACTTGGCTAACGGTTCGCGTGAGAACCTGTGGGTTCAACAAGGTTTGTAGAGCTGGCATGAAAAAAACGTCCTGTTAAAAGGTAAGAATCTGTGAGCTAGTCGTGTGAGCTAGTCGCCGTGTCGACTACTAGGTTGCCAAGGTTTGAGTAAGGAACGCGCCCGTGCTGAATGGGACCGGTACGATTTCCGCAAGCCACTTGAGAGTTGGCGTCGCTCCTACGTATTCACACGAGACCCGAATCCGTGCCCCAATCTTGTTCGCGGCTGTCGAGTAAGTGATCGAGTCTGCGGACAAGTCATTGCCAACGATGATGTTGTCACCTTCGGCGGAAGTGACGACAAGGTTATGGTCAGACACTCTCATGAACTCGAAACTTAATCCAGCTCGGATGGCTGGAAGCGTGAAGTTCGCATTAGCCGTATCAGCGAAGAACCTTGTACCGTTGTCCGCCGCAACAACCGTGTAATCGGTGATCTTTGTCGATGATCGTGCTACAACGCCCGCCCTGTACCCGTTCACGTCATCGTCGAGAACGCAACCCATTTGATGGAGGCGACGACGGGCTGTGTATTCGTGGATGCTGCCAACGAGTGGCGAGCCGAGCACAATCAACGAGGATGCTTTCAAGGGTGCTACGACAACGATAGGCACTGCGTTCCTCTTCGCGGCCCCCATTCCGTCTTGTGTGATCAACTCGAATTGCAAGACGCCGTCCAGTTCCTGGGAACCGTCGGTTGCAAGTGGGTTCCATTGCGCATGCTGGTCGGATGCGGTAATCTTGCCAAGCAGCATTCCTTTTCGGATTTGCCACGTTGGAGTAGCGCCCGCATCAACCGTCGCGCTTGATACCATCCCCGGCTTTGTCAGCACGAGAATCCGCGAGGCGTCGCCACCCCAAAACAGTTCAGAATCGACCGTTTCGGCGAGTACTGTAAAACCAGGTGTTCCAAATTGTCCGTAGTTCATTCCGGCAGTTCCTTGTTACTTGTTGCGAGCGGTCAAAGCTGCGACAGCTTCGTCCTCTTCACGTTTCGAGATAGAGCCTTTGGTGTCATAGCTCTGTGGAGCTTCGACGGGTTTGGTTCCGAGCTTGCTGACCTTCTGCGTAGCATCCCAACAAGCTCCGGTTGGCAATACTTCCCGCGATCGCAGCCACACGTCTAAATCACCGCTATGGACCGTGCAATCCGCTGCTACCGAAAGCTTTTGGACTTGAAGTAGTCGTGTCTTGTCATTGGCTTCGTGGGGGAAGCATCGCCCGGACGTGAGCAAAGCTTGGATTCGTTCCTTGAGCTTGACCCGTGTCGCTTCGATACGATCGGATTCGAGAGTCTCGATACGTTTCTTCAGCGCGCTCATGGCCGCAATTTGCGGTTGCTCCGACATGATCGGATTGTCTGGTTGTTGCTGGTTCTCTTCCGGTGGGAGAGTCGTCGCTGGTTGCTCAACCTCAGGTTGTTGCTTGGCCGCGATAGCCGTCAGCAATGCAGGCCGTAGGCGTTCCAAAAAGCTCGATGTTGTGGTGTCAGCAGGCAGTACGAGCCCCAGCTGCGCCAAGGCATCGAGCACGTCCGATACGCTGGTTCCGCCTGCTTGCGGGGGCGTTGTGTCCCTGGTGATTGCGTCGTCCGATCCTTCGGCTACCGGGTTAGATGTCGCGTCTGCTGCTGGTTCGCTGCCGAATGGTTCGGCGCTGCTTGGATCCTTTTCCGATGCCATCCTGAAAATCCTTGAGTTAGTGGCCATGCGAATTACGCAAGACATGAATTGAGGTTGGTCTTGAACGGGTTCAAAGGGGCCTTGCGACGCATCAACCGGGTAGTCAACGAAATCGACCGATCCAATGACGTCCTTATACACATTGCCACGTCCATCTTTCCATTCGGAGAAAAGAACAGGAGACACAAAGCAAGTGTTAGAACTCGCTGCCCGTGTTGCTTCTGGCGTGAGAGTTTCGAGTGTGATGTTGGCCGCTTGACCGTCTGATGAGACTTGAAAATCGACAATCTTTCCGACCGTGTTCCTGGCCGATCTTGTCTTGTTTTCATGGAGGGTATCCAGCCTGATGGGTTCTAGAAGCTCGATGTCGCTTGCATGATCCCAATGCATCGGCACTACATAGTTTGCTTCCTGTACTCGCTTGATTTCTTTTTCCCAATGTCGCAAGCGATCGGGAGTAACGACGACTTTGCCGTCGGGACTCGTGTAAGTCCCTACCCCCAACAACGCTTTACGATATTTGCCGCTCATGTGTGGAAGTATGCCGATCCTGTCGATAGACCGCTAGCGCCGCATGCAACGGACGCAACAATCGCAACAATGACAACAAGTTATCCCGATGTTGTTATGGTCGTTGCATCCGCCGCGATGATGGTTGTAGTGATGGTCGCCGTCTTTCTTGGGTCTCTGACGGTTGCGTTTCGCTTGAGGCTCAATGACGTGATGGTTCGCGGTCTGACGTCGGATAGATCGAGCGTACCCGGACCAACAGTAACACTCGGAAGAGTATTCAAGGCCTGATAGACCAATGTCCCGCCGTCGATTACTAAAGTTGTCGCCGCCGCTTGGAGGTAGGTTGTCCCGCCGTGTACTCGCAACGTTGTGACCGTGTTCGCCAAAAGTAGGCTTCCGGTGGAATCGATTGTTGTGTGCGTGACCCCTGCACCACAAATAACCGTTGCCCCTTCTGCGACATTCAACGACGTCAGAGAACAAACTTCGGTAGCTCGGCCCGCAAACGAGACCTGGCCCCCAAGAATGTATGCCGTCGCGTTGGATCCACCGATGATTTGCACTGGCCATTCGCCACCGAATTGCTGCCCAGTTTTCTCGATCACAATCGCAGTAGCAACGCTTCCGAGGTTCAGCTTGATCCTTGGAGACAATCGCCCGGTACCGCCGCCAATCGTCAATGCCGATGTGTTGATCGCCCAGTACTGCGCTCGATACTCAGGGTAGCCAGCCGCGTTTGTTTCTGGCAGTCCGATCGCTTCCGACATTTCCGCCTCGATGACCACGCTTGCCATCAAGCCCGTGATCGTCCCAAGTCCATAAAGCATAGGCGGACCACTCTCTATAGCGATGGTGTCCGTAACCACGGGAAGAGTCGCGCCACTCCAATTGGCCGCAACGTCGACGAAGTTTGGACCTGTCGCCGCCGTTGTTGTTGCAATTGTGATCGTGCCAGAACCGGTTGTCACAACGCCCGATATTACGATCGGAACGCCCGCAACCTTTGCCGTCGCCGTTATGACGGATCCCGAAACTGAGTACGTAAACTCAGAGAACTCAGGTGGCACTCCGCTGGCGTTCAATGCGTCCGTGATTTGCGTTGCCGCTAGTGCCGTCGTAGCCCCAGTCATCACGATAGGGAGCGAAGCAAACCCTACCGTGAACGTCAACGTGTTACCGATGGCGATTGTTCCGCCGATGGTGATTGTCGTTACTTGCTTGACCGCTGCCACTGTCCCCAACCATCTGCGTATTGCCATCGCTTACCAGCTCCTCAGTTTTGTTTGTTTCGTCGACCGGGTCGACCGTTACGGATTGCGAGACCTCTTCGTCCTCGATCCCTTCCAATGTTTCAATAACCGCTTTGTCGTCGCCCCATTTGGAAGAACGAACAAAATTCAAAACGGTACTTTTGCGTACCTTTAGGATGCCCTTGGGATTTTTCACCGCAAGCATCGCACCGGTTTCGAGCCATCGGTGCACGGTACTCTTATGCACTCCAAGAACCGACGCAACCGTCGCTTGGTTTAGAATCGGGTCAGTTGCATGCGTCTCCATGTCTCCAACGAGGTCCGCTTGGCTTTTTCCGTGTGGTGCGCTGCTCATTTTGGTTCTCACGTTTTGATCACTCCTCCCCATGCCGCGCTCGATCGCTTCGAGACGTATGCAGCATAAGAGGTCACGTCAATGTCGTCGTTTGGTTCGTCCGGCTTGCCAGTCCATCCTAGAAGTACTCGCAAGTACGCCTTAAGCCAATCGGATTGCTCGAGGGGTACGAATATCTTTCCATGCTCCCATCGAGCGAGCATCTTGGAAGCAACCGCACGTTCTAGCTTGGCCCCTTCCCAGTTGTCTCCCATGCCTGGGATGCACGGGCCCACAAGCTCCACCTTGCACGCGGTTACCTCTTTTGCGAGTACCGGCCCGAAGTGAGCATTCTCGACGTATGCCTTTGGCACCTCCCATGCTGCAAGCGTATCGTCTACGCCAGCTACCAGCCTGCTCCAATCCACTTGCCCACGCCAAACGTATCGCAGGAACAGCAGCTCCGAGAGAATCACCTTTCGGTCCCCAACCGGCATGACCAAATGGGGCAGGTGATCCCATACCGCGCAGATACTCCAAGATGGTTGCTTGCCACGCGTTACCGCTGCCTTTTCCTTAGATGTTCCAGCCGTGTCGATCGTGGCAAAGCGTTGGCACTTGGCGAAAGGGATCCTGTAGAAGTGATCCTGAAAAGTGATGTTGAACTCAGCTTGGTTGCAAACGTATCTACGCACCCAAGCTGAATCGATTTGTGTTCCTTCGGCGACATTCCAGTTGCCGTCTAATAGTCTGGCTCGCTCTATTTTGGATTGGGCTTTCAAACGCCCTTTGTAGCCCGGATCCCGTTCAAGGAGTTTGGGGTTGTCATCGAGCGTCGCCCGGATGAACGTGACCGACATGATGTCGTTTTCGTCGATGTCATCGAATTCCTCGATCAATTCTTGCTTCGAGTCGGACCAATGTAGGATCCCTTCGGAGTCTCGATAGAAGTATCGAAGCTTCCCAATGCGATCTTGAATCGCGTAGCCGTCCTCGCCAATCCACCAAGCGAGGAAGTCAGCGACCCAGCCTGGCTTTGGGTTGCAAGTGCAACGCACGTAGGGGCGGATTCCGCATGTAGTCCGCAATCGAGACAACATGTAGAAAAACATGGTTTCGGTAAAGTGCGTCAACTCGTCGAACCCGACAAAAGCGTACTGCAAGCCCTGATGCGAATACTTGTCCTTCTCATGCTGCAAGTGCGACAGCTTGATCCGTGCACCCGATTCGAATTCCGCGTCGAGGTGTGGAATGTCTCGCAGACTAGCGCCAAGCGCTCGATAGCTCGGTTGGCATTCGTCCCACAAGCCGCCCTGCCCTGTCAGCTCCGGATAGGTCCGTCGAAAGATGATTGCCCGGAATCCTGGCAAGTCCACGTATCGCAATGGATCGTGAACGATAGTCCAAGATTTGCCACCCCCGGCGCTGCCGCCATAAATGACAATATCGGCTTCCGATTCAAAGCAATCGGTCTGCGGTCCTGGGTTCGGTTCTAGGATCGTGTCGAGGTTACTCGCTACCATCGGCCTGAACCTCTTCAGTTGGCGGTCTCGGAGTCGATGGCAAGCGTCGATTATTGTCCGGTAACTTGATGATCAATCGACCGGTCATTTCGGTTTTTACGCGGACTTCTTTTCCGTACCCTCGATCCCGTCCTTTGCGATCGAGGTACCAACCCGCAACCTTTGCGTTTATCCTGATCGCCCTTTGGATGGTCTGCTCCGCATCGTCAAGCGCTTTGGCCTCAACTTCGTCAAACGCATCGCCAACCCATTCGACTTCTTTGCGATACTTTGCCACGGTCTTGCGATTGACACCTAGTTCCTTGGCAATGGCCGTGACCATCCCAGCGTTCTTTGCGATCGCGTTCAACCATCGTTCTTTGTCCGAATCTATGTCGATTTTGTTCACTGGATAAATTTCGCGTTTTGCGTTTGTTGGGATAAGTTTTGAAACCTGTGAGTATCATTGACTCAAAAGACAAACAACGTACACCGAGTTTGCTGCCGGTGTGATTGCTCCTCCTGTCACATTTCTTAGTGTGATTGATACAGTATTTGGCGAGCTTACCCACGCTTGCTTGACAAGGATTCCCGCGTCGAGGGCGTTCAGCCATCCGACATGGACGCAAAAGCCGTTTGATGTTCCGTTCCCTTGTGAAACCCCGCTGACGGTCACCGTGAACGTGGTTTCGCTGTTGGCCGATATGCTTGTGAACGTCGGAGTGCTCCGTGCGGTGTATGGGCCAACACCTATACTTAGTCCTGTCGCAGCGTCTCTGTAAAACTGCTTATTCGAATTTATCCAATCCACTACTCCTGTCGTTTGGCTAGTGTAGGGGCTGGTCGGATTCCCGTACGGATTGTTGGGTCGGTAAACCTGTTCGGGAAACTGATTTGGATTGACGAGTTGGTTAACACTGAACCGGCCCCATAATGTACCGTCCTTTGCCTTCAAATTTAGGTCTCGCTTCCATGCGATGTCCGCTCCAACACCAAAGATGGTGTCTGCGGTAATGACAAGGGGAGCATCGGGAAAAGCTCGCCCCATACTCAGGATGTCCGTGGTCGTCTTGTCGTTCCAGACATCGGCTGTGAGTTTGTCGAAAATTGTCGTTAGACTTAGATGTTTTATTAGAATAGACGCACAGTACGCGTACGATCGAGCATCATGGTGTATCGCGTCTCCTTGCCATCCTAATGCGGCGAGCCTAGCCCATGGTCCAACGGCTTCCATGCAGTCGAAGAACCCTATGTTGTCGGAGTCGACTTTGGCACGCAAGTAGTCCGCAACCTCTCGCATTTTTACGTCGCCATCCGGTAGCCTCGGTCCGTTTGCTATGAACAGCACTGACCTATTGTTATTACCAGCTCTGGCAAATGCCATTAGCTTTGTCCAGTTGTTTTCAAACTCGAACAATGGGTCGTCAAAATGAAATGTAATAAGGGCTGGATTCAGGTCTGTTATAATTGGCAAGTAAATATCGCTTGCACACTGGCAAAACTGAGTTGGATTTATCCCGCCCTGGTAGGCGTGGCTTCCGTCGAATCCTGCTACACTCGTCGCGTAGCCTGTGTAGGCTCCAATGATCTTGACTCTGCCGCTGGTGACTCGTGCTCTTATATGGACCCTTGCTTCAGTCCAGGTCCGCTTGGCAATTGCTCCAATCGTCGTGCCGTTATTGGCATTGATGCTAGCCCCTTGCTGAGTCCAGGTCGTGTTGTCTAAGGAAGTTTCGATGACAAAACTAGCGGCTCCTGGTTCAGCAATGTAGTAGACTTTTACTTCGGCACACGGCACACTTGTGCTCGTTGTCCATCGTATACTCCCTCCAGGTCCAACGCTGTAGTAAGTTCCGCTTGGCCAAAATGCGAAATCTCCTGAAATGCTGGTGGCATCGCCGTTTAGACCATGGAAGGGGCCTCCTGGCACAGGAAAAGAAACCGGATCGGTCACCAATGTTCCCTGTCCGATAAAACCTCCATCTTTTCCAGCTCCACCATACGCTCGCTGGAAGTGCCATCCGATCCAACCTCCCACCTTTGCTGCTAAAGAATCACCACAATTCATAATGTGCAAACGCTTGTTTGCGTTAGCAGTCGTGGACGCAGTTGCAATGTTAAATTGCCTCGAAAACCATTCATGCATGTGTCCAACTCCTTCATTCTGGACGCCTTGAGGTCCTTGAGGTCCTTGTGGTCCGGTCTGTTGGGCGAAGTGGATCGAATATCGCGTTCGCGCTGAGGAATAGTTTATTGCATACTTGGTCATGTACTTACCGTTCTTTCCAGCGTGACACGTCCTTTTAAGATTTTCGTCCGCCTGCCTATAGAATCAATGATCGCGACGTCATAGAAGTACTGCGCGTCTGCTGGCTCGTTTGAAAGATCGATTGCCGCGGTCACGCCGGAACTTACTGACATGGTGACCTCGGTTTGAGTTTTAACAAATTCAAAAGCAAACAGTAAATCCGAGGAAACGTCTTGACCCTTTCGCACTTTGCCAACCAGAGAGTAATCCTCCAGCGTTATGGCAACATCATCTACACGAATGTCGAATGTCTCGGACCAATCGATGTTTTGGTGTATTGTCAGGTTTCGAATAGCTGGCATTGGCATGCTATGCCTGAGCCTCCGTCCAGGACAATCGAGCTTGCACGGTTAACGATCCTCCCGTGTTATTTATCGCGACGAGAGTGACAACGTCAGGCCCGTCTGGGTAGAGATTTGCGGGTGTAGTTGGGACGGCTAGAACTGTGCCGCCTCCCAGGATGCTGTTTCCAAGGTCCCGAACTTTATCGAGGTCCTGTTGTGTGACGGCGTTCGTATTCGTGAAACATGAGAAAGCCGCTTCGCCCCCTGCGATGGTGGTTGCCGCAGTATGGAAGCAAATTTGGGAAAGCGATGACCCCCCGACCGCTTGGAAGTTGCCCGACGACACCCGACCATTGAGTATCAACGCAAGCCGCAAGGTGCCGCTTGCAATCGCATCAAGTTGGGCAAGCTTCAATTGCATGCGGTTGATAATTTCACGAACGCCAAGCAATCCAGTTACGCCCGAATCGACACTCGGTCCCAATCGAATCGACATGAGTGCATTTGTCGCGCCTGCTGCGACTGTCAAAGCCGATGGCATGCCCTGGTTAAAGATTAAGCTTGAATCTGCATCGTAACGCCCGTCCATGATGACGGACGAACCCCAGTGCGAGATAGCTGGCGATGATTGCGACACCGCGTACTCGACCGCTATTTGGGACGTTGCGGAAAAATTAAAAGCGCTGGCGGTTTGTCCCCCCGTGACGCCTCTTGTGCAACCCAAAAACGCGGTCGAAGACTTTCCCGTGTAACTAATCATTTCGATATTGCCGCTTGTCCCGTTGTCTGAAATGCGGATCGTGCCCGCAGATGGGAATGCCTCAGTACTCACCACGTTGATCGTCCCATCGGTAGCAGCAACGCTTGATGTCAAGGTTGTCAATGGGCCAATGGCCATACTGTCATACCGTGCTGGCAAGTTGCCCGACCGCATGTACGCTTCCGTGTTGACATTGTTGTTCTGAGCCTTATGAACGTACGTCTTGTTGCCGTTTTCCCCCCGAAACCCCCAACGAATGAACCCGGCTCCGTACCAAGAGTAGTCGATGTACAGCATCTGCATTTTGCCAATATTGATCGCGGTTTTGCTGATGCCGTTCCCGTCGAATCGATCGATGTTCCAATCGACTTGGGCAACCCGCGTATCGATCGTCCTAGATACGATAGTGTTGGACGATGTCACTCCGCGATACTCAGGTGCGATGACCAACGCGGTTTGCGATTGGATTTGGAGTACTCGATAGGACATGCCACGGATAACGATGTACCCTCCAACAGTCAATTGATCGTTAAATCTGGTATTGGTTCCGGTTACGGCCGAACTGCCGCTTGTAACCGCAACAACGCCCGATAGCTGCGCCGTTGAAGACCGTCGGACACAAAACAGGGTTTGCCCGTCGAACTCGAAGAACGCACCGTTCTGCGAATCGAACAAGCCGACACGGAACGTGTTTCCATACCAGCTTGTTGGGGTGACGTTAATCGGAAAGCCCGTGGCCGTTGATCGAGTCGGAACGCTTGCCGCGATGTAGGTGAACGTGGTATCGGAAGGAACGGACGCGACGGGGAATGTCCCGTTGTATGCCGCTTCATTCGCCGAATCGACGCGTACCGTGGCGTTGATCGTGAGCCCGTGTGGAAACCGTGTCGTGACGGTCACAGTGGTCCCCGAGCTTGTCAAAGAGTCAACCGAGAGCGCCGGCGTAAAAATGGTCCCCGTGCTGAACTCGATACCTTTGCCCGATTGATACCTGAAGTACCGACGGGTTTGTCGAACTAGCTGTGAATTAGGGGATCCCGATCCCGCCGAGAACGCAACACCGCCGTCGAATGCCCGGTGAATCGAGTAGCCCCCAGATCGCCCGTAAATTGTTGCATTTGCTCCGCCCGTTGCCGTGATTGCTCCGACGGGTGCTGTGACGACAACAAACGTAAAACTGTTTGCCGTGGGGACACTGGCTACAACCCAGGAACCGTTTGGGGGATTTGATGTCGCCGCCGTGGTTCCGGTGACGTAGATCAAGTCGCCGACGTGCAATCCATGCTGGGCGACCGTAGTGGCCGTTACGGTCGTTCCGCTGTTTGTGAACGCCGCTCCTGCCCCCGTTGCGACTTGGATCGCTGCCCCCGAGTAGAAACTGCCTGCAAAGAGCAAAGTGCGGTTAGAGTCGAATTGCGAACCGTTTGCTACGTTGGCTTTTGCGGAATAGGTGAAGTTGGTTCCCGCCGAAACGGTTTCGACCAGATACCATCCGTTGGCATTCTGATCGTTTGCCCCTTGAATGAAAACTGGAGTTCCGACGCTCGGTGGAGTACTTGTGAGCACGGTCACAACCCGAGTCGAGCCCGTCCCAGATAGATTCGTGACGTTGATGACCGGAGCCGTGGGATCGTAAAAAGCTGACGGACGATTGTTCGTGAGCGGTAGCAGTTCCCACTTGGTGGGTTGCAATCCATACTCGAAATCCGTGTCGATAAGCGATTGTGGTTGCGATACCCGCTGACGGTTTACCGGATCTTGGAACTCCTCGATCGGTACGACTGCTTGTTCTGGCCCGCGTGATTTCAGATAGTAGTATGGTCGCATGGTCATCCCAGTTAATTTGAAAGCTCGTTAACCGACGGTTCAACAGACTTGTCCGATGGCCAACCGACAACCGACTCTCGAGCCAGCACACCAGTCAAATGCGATGGATCAACAACGCCATTAGCAATCCAATGGTCAAACATCGCTTTGCAATGCAAAACGGCTTCCTCGTTATCCTCGAAGTCAGCTAAGGCAACACGAACGGAATTCGTGAATTGGCTTCGATCCCGTCCTCCTGCGCATTCAAAGGCTTGGCAAGCGATGCGATGGCGGTCAACGTCGGTAGCAGAATGTAGCATATCGCGCGAGTCCATTTTGGGGTTGATGTTGGTGTGATCAGGTCCACCGCAATGGTAACCTCATCCGCCACAACTCACTGTCCAAGTTTCGACGCTGTCCGTTAGTGGCCGGTTTTGTCCGCTTATTTCCAATGTTGGAATAATCCAGTCCAAAATGTCCTGGCACTACGTTTGGTGATTTGCTCTCGGCGGAATCCAAAAACAGGCAAGTACAAAAATCTCGAGCACCCTCCAGAAGTAGATTGCATCAAGCACTGGATTGAGAATCGGAGTCATCACGCAATACCGAACATGAAACGGATTCCTATGATGCTCCGAGTGATGTTTTGGGCTCTGGAAAATGTACAGACGCTGCATCATCACAACCAACCATCCGTTCCGACTTTTTCTGTGCGCGAGGGCGTGAATTTGGTTTGCCTGTGACAAAAAAAGCATAGTCAGCCATCCGTCGCGCAATGGCTCGAAAGCCAAGCAGAATAGCATTGCAGCAAGGCTCGGGACAATCGTTGTGTAGTTTCGCTCCCAGTACGATCCCTTAAGAAACGCATATTGATTAGCATGATGCAACTGGTTCGGCCCACCAATCAGCCGACCGATAAACGAGTCGCTTTGGGTGAGGTAGGTATCCTCCCACCAGTGAAAAAAGCCTGCGATGAAATCTGCAGCCAGCCACGACAGGCAAATAAAAACAAACCAGTTAGTCATAGGGAAATCGCAGTCCTTAAATGGATTTAGCCGTTTGGTTTTTCTGAATGATTCGCGTGGCCGTGGCCAAACAGTTGCTTAGGGCATTGCTGGGTATTGGCCTTGATCGAAGCAACGTCTCTGCGGGTTTCCGACAGCTCCTCGCAAACGCGATCCATTGTCTGCCCGAGTTTTTGCTGCGTAATGTTTGATTTTTCAAGGTTTTCCGTTTGCCCTTGAAAGTAAGCTATCGCTGCGTCTTTCATCGGGACCAGAACTAACTGCATAAAGGCTTTCCCGCCCCTGTGAGCCCCGAGAAAGATTGCGCCAATGATTGCCACAGCGAGGCCGTTGTTGAATAGCCACTTGACTGTTTCTTCCGTCATCGCCTCAACTCGCTTTCTAGTCGCTCAACGCTCATGTAGCCAGAAACTTCAAACGTCTTTGTGCCGTCAATGACAATGAAATGCGGCAGCCGAGAAACGGTTTTCTCATCTCCATATGCGAAGCTGTACCCCATCTTTCGAAACTTTTCTTGCTCGAATTGTTTCCATCGCTTGCATGGGTCGCACCAGTCCGCAGAAAAGACGATGATCTCTTTCTTGGCGGGCTCCGCCTTTGGCGTGTGGTCCGATACCGGCCTGTCAGGGTGATAGGGTTCCTTTTCGTCGAGGAAAAAATCCTTCAGCTTCTCGGTTGCTCCGTCCGTTTTTGCGTCAAGTTCTGCTTGCGTCTCTTGGTACGACTGCCAAAGCTCAACCGCCCTTGGTCCGCACAAAAGCAATGCAGTTCCAACCACAAGCATGGCTATTGTCTTGATGTCCGGTTTTTTGCTTTCCATGGAGTGCCTCGCTATCGTTAAGCTGCGTTGGAGGTAATAGCGCGAGGAGCGACTGCATTGGTTGGCAAGGCTTTGTCTCCTCGCAGCACGGCCGTACCGTTCTCGCCCCAGTTCTTCCAGGAGTTCAAGATGCGAACTCCAAAAGATCCTGGTTCAACTTCCTCCAGGTCCATCGAGCAAACCGAGTGCCCCCACCAGAAGAAGTCGGTTGCGACGGGAATTCGATTGAGCAAGCAGGTAGCAAACTGGTCGAAGGTCATCTTGCGATCGTAGACCGGCGAAGACAACTCGACCCATCCTGAAGTGATTTTGTGTTTTGCTGCGTTCTGCCAGGTCGCCTCAGTGTCATTTGATCGAGACATGGATTTCTCTTTCCAGAACTCGACGGATGGAACGCCGTTCTTCGCGACGTACTCCATACTGAGCGCCGCCCAGCCGCCCTGATCTGCGTAATTCTTTACTTTGCACCCAACAGCATGGGCGGACAGTCGCACGTAAGGCAGGCCCATCGAGGCTCGCCAAAGCATGATGGAATGAACCGTTGAATAGACCCAGCAATACCCTTGACCGTTTTGGTCGAGATTTTCAAACGGCTTGCCCTTATCGGCAATGTTTCTCAAATCGCTAATGCGGGACTTGGTACGCTTCATTTCCTTGATGCGATCCGACCACTCCGATCGCGGAATGATTTGCAGTTGATTCAGGTCCCACTCGGGGGCCCCATAGGAGCCAACCGGATACTGCTTGGGATCGCGGTATACAAGACCAAAGGTGTTGCCTTGGGTTTCCTTTCCGCCCTGGATGAAGTCTCGATAGTTGTCGTCATCAATGATGAACTCTGCCATCGTTATCCTCCGGTGTGTTTCTTCAAGAGCGACAGTGTTTTTTCGATAGTTTTTGGCATCTTGCCCTCGTATCCGCCCTTGGTTTTGCCAGAAGAAATCATCAGCCAAGGATTGTCTTTTCTGGGGCGTTCAAAGGCTTCTCTCCAATACGCTTCGTCTTGAGACATATCTGCCTTGTTCGAGACGATTCGATAATCCTTAGCAGCCTCGCCAAGATACTTGCGGATGTCGCTGGAGAAAATCACCGACTTCTCAGACTCGGGCATCAAGGACAGCTTCGAGTCGTCGTAAACAAGCATCACGCGAAATCCTTCCGCGTTGATAGGGCGAACTCCTGGCGACAGGAAGTCGAAGTTCAGCGACTCGCCTCCCCCAAGAAAGAGAAGTAAGCCGCCAATCAACATCAATATTGCTGGCGCTTTTGACTTCATGTCGCTTACTCCTTCGGGGCGTAGATACTGCCGATTGCGGTTCTCATGCAGTCAGCCCCGGTCTTGTTGTCCTGGGACTCAAAGTACTGCATCAGAGCTTCGCAATGAGCGACGGCCTCGACGCGAGAGCCAATAGGCTGGCTGGATTCCGTTCCAGCCGGTCTATCAGTCTTGGGCTCGTCGCCTTGATCCAAAAGCGACACCGTCTTGAGAGCAGGACCGTAAAGGGCCCACGCTGCTCCGCCAAGCATCAGCAGAAGTCCGATCCATTGAAGATTCATTGCTCGTCAGCCTCCGTGATTCCGCAGCCTTCGCAGGCCTCTAAAAATCCTTTGTCTTCGGTCAGCCACTTGTAACCCACATCGCGAGGGACTTTGCTTAGGAAGCCCTGATCTTTGAGCCACAACCAAAATCGGATGATTGAAATAATCAGCATTGCAATCGTGGCCGGATCCATGCCGTATTTTTCGGCTCGGGCCTCGAACAAGCCTTTAGCTACGTTATGGTCTCCGCTTGCAGCCTCATACGACTCGATCGCAAACTTTCGAACCTTGCGACGACTGAAAAATCGAGGGAGTCGTCTTTTCGCCATATCTTGATTCCTTACGGTGTGTTTGGAGAGATATGCGGTCTAATTGCATATCCGGCCAAAAGAGTTTGGACGAGAGTCAATAGTTGCTGGATGGTGTCAGGAGTGATCGGAAGGTTAAGCCTGTCCTTGAGCACTGCATTTGCAATGGCTGCGGTAAGAGCCCAGAATCTTGGGCTCTGAACAAGCTGCATCCATCCCTTTGTCGCCCCCGCGGATTCCCCGATGATCCACAGCACGAGCGAATTGGTGATGGTCTGCGAGGTCTCTTCGTCGATCGGTAAGCCAAGCTTGTCTCGCAGTAACACAAACACCAGTGCGATTGCGGCGGTGAGAAACGATCGGCGGCTTTTGGCCCATTCAACAATTTGGTTCATGACAGATCTTTTTCGGTTGTGCCGGTAGCATCGAAATTGCTTACGAGTCGCTTGAGCGAAATCAGACTAGCACACACGGTCTTCAAGACCATATCGGTTGGGCTACATGTCCGTTAGTGGCCGGATTTGTCCGCTTTTTGCCAGGACTCGATTTGCAATACCGACCAATGATTTTCGATCAATGGCTTGGGGAGTAGCTTGTTGGAACGCCATCGCCTGATGGTCCGATCCGACACTCCGAGCAGCAGAGCGAGCTGCTTGACGTTCAGCAAACGGAGATCGCTGCTGGATCGATTCGGACGTTCCGTTGGTCTGTTGGTGGCGGTATCGGTGGACATAGCTCCAGCGTCACTTGATTGAATGAAACGCCATGGAATTCCAACATCTTGCGGACAATCGTTGCGAGATAGCTCGATGGTTTATCGATTGAATTTTCGAGGATCCGATCGCACGCATCGAGAAAGCCTCCAGGGTCGCAGTTTGCCGCGATCCACGAGTATCGCCAAAATAGTTCACGCTCATATTTTAACCGCTTTCGATCAGCCAAACGCACGAGCTTGTTCGCGATTTCACACGCCCTCGTGGTTTTTAACTCACAAGTACATTCCCCACCAACAACCGAACAACCAAACCAGCCATGGGCGGCTTGGTGTGGTTGGGCTTGGTATGGCTTGGCTTGGTTTGGCTTGGTAGCGGGTGGCTTAGCCCCCCCCTTAGCACCCTCCTTAGCCACCCCCTTAGCACCATCCTTAGCACCCTCCTTAGCATCCTCCTCAGAGACCTGCTTAGCGACGTCCGATTCGAATTCAGGCACCGACGCGAAGGGCTTTTTAGAGCTGGCTAGATTGCCCTTCACCCAAGTTGGGCAATGCTCGTGCCAATCGTGCACCACGAGTCTGTGGTCTTCCGATTTATCGAGCCAACCACAGTCGACGAGCGCATCAATGAGCTTGTCGGGATCACCTTCCCAATCGCAGATGACGGCAATATCGATGTTCTCAAAACGACCAATATCGCCTTGCGGGCAGTTTTTCGCAGTCCCGGCCCAGAGCAGTTCCAGAAGTCCAACTGTGCCTCGCTGCGACTCGGACAAGCTACGCTGGAGCCGCTTGAACTTGATAAGATCGACCGTGCCAACCTTCATGGTTATTCCTCTCGCCCGTCTATGTCCTTGGCCATTCGGTGCAGCAATGCTGCCGAGCCTACTTCGATCATCAGGGTCAGTTCCGGATACGGTCTTGCTACTTCGTTGAGGATTTCCTCAAGCCGTGCTGGGTCATATCGCAGAAAATCTTCGCTAACCAACATGTCGGAAAGCATCTCTTCTAAGTGTTCGATCACCTCAGCAGGGCCTGCACCCTCTGACGCTGCCCAGTCACCCAGTTCTGTGTCTTGACTCATTAAGTCAATCGAAATAACCAGGAATCCGATATGCGACACATCGAAGAGATAACTATGGTTCACACAGGTCTTTACCATCGGCCTGAAATGCCTACCAGCAAGCCAATGAAGAATGCTTGGCAGTAGCGGATTTTTACGCGATTCTTCTAACAGCTTCGCTCTATGCCGATCCTCGATCGAACTCGCTGTTCCCCTCAGACGCTTGAACCTGTCTAGTTTTTCGTCTTTTTCGTCCATCGCGTGCCTCAAGAACTAACCAATGAACCAGCGAGTGTAGCTCCGATGCCAACACAACAGTGCCGTTTAGTCAACAAAGGCAAACATTCCTTGCCGCAGCTTTGGTATGTTGCTTACGACGACCGTGGCTGGCTTGCCGTACTGCGTGGTACGCTTGTCGGCTGATGTCCTGACGAGCCCCTTTTCTTCAAGCTCACTGATTCGGCCACAAACTGTGGAAAGCGGCATGTTGCAAACTTCCGCGATTTCATGCCGAGTCAGTCCACCATTTTCCAATGCTTTCAAAATTGATCTTTGTGCCCGGGAGCAATCCTCCATGGCAAGATCAAAATACACAGCATCCCGATTTGCTTGACTGTTGATGCTCATTCCTCGAACACCTCACACGCGAACCATTCAATCGCTCTGCCGATCCCGTAAACGACCGAGACTGCCGTGACCGAGAAGAACAAGCACCAAGCCATTTCCGTCGCCATAACGATCATGTAACGCTCCTTGTTGAAAAAAGGAGTGGGATGGAATCGCACCATCACCTTCCGGCTATACCGGTTGTTCACTATAAGAACTTCCACCCCTGACACACTTTGTTTGAGTGGCTGGTGTCATGCCCCTCGTACCTAAAGGATCGCGCGGGAATTCCACCCGCTACGGCCGTCTTACCGATCGCGGCCTGCTCTCGTGCCTTTCGTCACCGAGCCGATCCTGTTTCAACAGCCGCTACTTCTTGACCGCCTCCTTCACGCGTATGCAGGGGACCGTCTTGTTTTGGAAGCTCGTCTCGGAACGATAGAGAACGAGCTTCTTACCCTTCCATGAATCGGTTTGGGCTCCATGGATCGAAGCGATCATCCGCGAATTGGTCTTGTTCAGAACCAAGCCGCGATCGAACTCCTCGAACACGACAACCCCCTTTTTGACTTTCTCCTGGCCAACGTCCGCGATGTGGACGCCTTTGATCGTGACGGTACATTCGTCGCCGATCTTGTCTCCGACATCGAGGGCCTCTAGGTGTGGAGACGGACATAGTTCAGTAACTCGCATGGCTGCTTAAACCTCCAGCACTTCGCCGTCGATCATAAGCTCGACGGAATCCTCAGCTCGCTCGCCATACCACGCTGGTAAGGACCAAGCTTCCGGGCTGTCATAGCCCGGCCAACGATCATTTGTTGAACACTCGCGATACAGAGCAACTAGCTCTATGATTTCGCGGGAGCCAGTATCGAGCGACTCGAAATCCAATGGAGCTGTCCGGATCCCATAGGGCTCAGTCTTTTCGATGGCCGTGAAGTAGAACTCATCGCCCCCACAGACTTTCTTGGTCGTGGCCCACATGCCTCGCAAGTAGAAGGCCGCTTGACGGTGATAGCCCCAGTTCGCAATCGTTCGTTCGAATGATCGCGCGTCGACAGTGCTTTTGACGTCGAGGATGTGTCTCGGGCCGTCTGACGAATTCTGGAACACGTCGAACCGAGCTTTACACCACACTCCTAGCTCCTCGTCCCACCAGAGAGCGGAAAGTTCCCTCTCGGCGTTGCGGATCAAGGATGCCGTCAACTCGTGTCGGTGATACGCACGAGACATACCAAGCACCTGATTGTAGAACTGCTCGGAGACAATCTCTTTGTCGTGGTGCAGCTTCGTGAACTCCTCCTCCTTGTTCTTTACAAAGGTTGTCGCTGACGAATAGGATCGACTGCCATCCTTCGTGGTGTTTTCAGGATGGTTCGCATAGTTCGGCATGAAAACATACCGCTTGATAATTTCCAGAGGCTCCAGCAAAGCACAGTGCGCTAGGCTGCCCAGCTTCATGGCTTCGGTCGCAGGACCGAAACCGGATCTACAGTGAAGTGGCGATCGCCGCATTAGACTCAGCGTCGAGTTTGACAGAGCTGGCCATGCGCGATACTCCTCGAATGGAATGTCCGGATGTAGACCAGCCGGGACCTCGTAGTCCCGATCATGTGTGAAGACAGTGCTCACTTGTCACCCCCGTTCGTTTTGGGACGCGACTTGCGATTTGCTTCAACCCTAGATACCTCAAAAGTCTCTGGACCTTCGAAGAGTAGTTTGGCCTTGCGGCCAACAATTTGTGCGACAGTCAGGAGCAACGTTTGGCCCCCGAACACAATACGAACCGACTCGGTTTGTCGTCTTGACAACAAAAGAGCCCCGGTTTTCACAGCCATGGAAAAATCTCCAGGTGAGAGAAACTGTGGCAGGGCACGATGCCCTAGATGCCATTACCGAAGGCAGGGTGCTACGCCTGTGCCCCTCGGTCCCGGAAGTATATCACCCTGGTGATATTTCAGCAAGGCTACTCGACACTTTTTTTTGGAAAAGGTAGTTTGCTACCCTACGATTTTGGCCGAACTCCGCGTGGCCTACCTGTTTTGTAGGGCTTTTTGGCTATTTCCGCGACGTGTTTTTTTTCGACAAGCCACAAGCGTTCCGTAATTTTGCCTCCGCGCAGCTTCCCTTGAGTCAACAACAGTCGCACATGGTTTTTGGTGCAACCAATCATTTCCGCCGCTTCGGAGACAGTGCAGTAGTTCTTGTCGATCATGGGCAATCTGCTGGGGGATTAACTTGACGAAGGAATCACGCCCGCAACGAGGCAGTTGTTTGAGGCAACGCTTCAACCGCTACCAAATCACTTCTTTTTTTTATCCCCACGAGGCCGACCCACGGATGACGGCCGCTTAGCAACCTGATCGACATGTCGCTTGTCGCAAAGCCACAGGTTGCCGCTGACCTTTTCGCCACGAAGCAGCCCACGCTTGAGCATGAGTCGAACGTGATTCTGCGTGCAACCTATCCTGTCTGCTGCTTGAAGGGTCGTGATCAGATTTTTGTCTAGCATTTGAATCATGCTCCAATTATCGTCCAAGGCATAAAAATTTTCAAGGCTTCGCCGACTTGAGAAAAATTCGAAAACGCGGGGTAGCACGTTCCAATGGCCGGAACACCCACGTTTTCGAAAGCGGAGAGGACAGGATTCGAACCTGCGGTAAGGAGTTAACCCTACGCCGAATTAGCAATCCCGTACTCATGAGCTAGATTTCGGCGAAAGGCAGGTTTTATCATGCGAATTGCTCAAATTGTTGATGCAATCGCAATGGAGTGCGATCTGCGCGAAGTCACCTTGGACCAATATTACCGAGTTTGCGGAAAGTTCGGAATGTTCCTTGGACGCGACGCGAACGGCGAGGATCTTAGCTACGAAAATGTCAACGGTTTTCTCCGATCTATGAAGGACAAAGCTTCGACCACGGTCGCGAACTACCGACTGGCATTGCTTCGAGTCTGGGGTTTCGGAGCTGATAGAGGCTGGGCTTGTGATGTCCATCCTCGGCGAGTTTTTCGGCCAAAAATCCCTCAGAGGCTTGTCAAAAGCTGGTCGCTGTCACAGGTGAAAATGTTGCTCGATGCCTGTGAAGGGATCCCAGGTACTCTTCGAATTGGCATACCGATCGCCAAATTTGTGCAAGCGATGGTCCGCACTGGATACGACACAGGTCTACGCCCGAGCGATCTGCGGAGGCTGGAGTGGTGCAATCTCGACTCCGGATCCGTCACAGTGGTCCAAAGCAAGACGCAAGCCTTGCATCGTGCGAAGATTTCACCTGCCACATTTGAGGCCTTGGAAGCGATCCGAAATCCGAAACGCGACTTGATTTTTCCCCTGAGCAAGTCCGGAATGAGACGTATTGAGCTGCTCGCCTTCGCCCAAGCTCGTGCGATCGGATTCAATCGACTACGCGGGCAAGGCATTGGAACATTACGCAAGACACATGCCACAGAGCTGTACCGGACAGAGGGAGCGGTTGTCGCCGCCGAAAGCTTAGGCCATCGCTCCGGGCCCAGAGTAGCAATGCAGCACTACATCGAGTCGTCGAGCTTGCGACAAGGCACGCTGCCGCCGAAAGTTGGATGAATCAAAAATTTATGCGATGCCTCTTTACGGTTTATCATGCAGGTGATATACTGGGAGCTAGGAGACAAACTATGACTGACGCGAACGAACTGCAAGGAACAAACAAAATGAACAATGATGTTCGGCGCATCACACGCACGGTCGGAGGGCATCCGGTCGAGTATGTCAAAACTGTCCAGAACAAGTTCGGCACACGCCATCTGTTCGTAAGCGACGCATTCATCAATAACGACACTCCTACTCAAGCGTTTTGGTACAACGACGATGGACTGCTGCTATCGAACTGTGACCATTCAGTTTCGAACGTCCCCTGTTTGCATCTTGAAGTATGCAAAGATCCCATGCTGCTCCAAGAATGCGTTGCTTTGGTGTATCTGGAAATGGAGGAAGCATGAGTGCGTTACGCAGGCGAACAGCGACTTTGATCAACAAGATTTTGGAGAGCCTGGGTCCTCGGTATGAGATTCGTTTTGTTCAGATTGACTCGGACAACGCAAAAGTGCTTGTTGACATAGGGCCCCAGCGTGTAGTTGCTCATGTAACAAGTGGCGAGGAACGCGTCTGGTTTAGCCGAAGCGTTCCAGCTATCTCCGAAGCCGAATTCCAATTCCTGTTTCACTTGAATCTCACTGCGAATTGCAAACGCTCCATTGGGAAATAGAAGACTGGGAAGATCACGAAGATTCACAATTTACTAGGCCGAAAGGAAAACGAGGTTATTCGATGGATGCTTATTTGATCGCGGTGGGTTGCGTTGCAATTGGCTTCGCAATTGGCTGCCCATTTGGTGTTGGGGCGGCAATGTGGGGCATGATGGACTGGGACAACGGAAGGCGCGAGCGGATAGCGAAAGAGGCGATGCAGGGCATCTTGGCGAATCCAGATGTTCGGCGGGAGGTGGGTACATCGCCTAAGTTGCTTGCTGGTATGGCGACCGAATATACGGACGCCCTAATCGACCAACTACAAAAGAAAGGCGCGCAAGGATGAGCAGGCAGCAAGCAGTGGAAGTCGCTATGGCTGGGGTGTTGATTGCGTTCATTGTCGTCCTGCTGGCGGCCATAACGCAAGAAATCTTGAGTCCCCGATACGGGGAGCAAGACGAACAGCCCGTATCAGCAGACTCGACGGATTTGATGAAACAATTGCAGTCGGTTCAATTCGAGCCTACCACAAGAGAAAATGACGAGTAGCCACTGACGCGGTGTCAGTGGAAAGTACGTGCGAAATCGCTGTAACCATTGCAGCAAACTAGGCCTAAATCAAAACGACGTTAATCATGAGCAGATTTGGTGAAAGCTACGAAGATCGACGAGAACGAGAGCGCGAGGAGCGCAGGGACTTTGAAGGGGACGTAACCTATGAAGTCTGGCGAAGTGGAGGCAACGTGGATCGAATCGATCGCGATCGAGTTGAAGATCATTACCATCAAGGTATGGACTCGGATCAGGCAGCGAGAATGGAAGTCAGAGCGCAGCAGCCGAGGATAGATGAGCCCGATATTGATGAAGAAAGCTACTACGAGCGACCGGAGGAGCGAAACAGTGAAGCGATTTGATTGGTCTCGTGATTGGTTCGATTTGTCCGCGATTTGCTACCTCGCACTGCTCTGGTGGCTCTGGCTTGAGGCATCGAGGATGCCTGAGCATGTAATTAAAAATCAGCAAGTGAGCGAGCAAAAATGACACAACCAATTCGTGTATGGTCGATCCACGACGATCCGCAAGGGCATCATTCCCAATGGCCCGAAGATCGAACATGGCTTGCGATCGCGGCAGAGACCGAGGAGCAAGCAAAGGCGATAGCGGTATCGCACTACGACGGCGACATTCCTCGAAATGACTGGGATTGGAGAGCCGCGTTTGTGGCCATTCAGGTCGACACTTCCAATTGGCCGGATGGCTTGAAACCTCGATTCCCGCGACGCATTACTTGTCTGGAGACATTAAGGCTCATGGGATGGCACGAGGAAGGTGAATCGGAATGCGATTGCTGCGGACTGGCGGCGATGGGGATACGAGCTTACAAGATTCGCGATTGTTGCGATTGCTGCCCAAAATGCTGCGATTGTGGCAACGACGAAGATGTTGAAGACGACGACGACGAGATCCCTTTTTAGCCGTCAGCTAGCCACCATAGTACGCTGGGTCCGAATGTAGTCCTTGATCAACGCCAACCGATTGGACGCGCTAGAAAAGTGAACAATATAGGCGTCTTGCAGCCCCTCGACAAAGTCTGAGTACCAGTATTGCCAGTTCCATCGGAGGTCAAGATGTCCCAGCGAGGCCCCGATCGCTACCAAATCGTCAATCTGCTTTCCGACCCACACTTGCTCCGCGCAGTGCATCGTGCCGATGTCAACTTCTGGTCGCTTCCAAATGTCACTGGCCGACCGTCGACACAAGACCACGCCCGAGTTGACCGAATGCTCAGTGTGCCTAATCTTGACTTTTGAACGAGACTCGACCAACTTTCGCTCTTTTATCATCCAATCTCGGTGTCGGCGATCAAACTTGCTGGATTCGTCGCAAATGCCGATCGATTCGAGGTGCTCGTCGAAAATCGACGGCGATTGCTCTCGCACCACGCAATCGGCATCTAGGAATAGCGTTTCGTCATACTGGCTTGCAAAATGTCCCGTCCGAAACTTTTCGAGCCCCCACCAGTCCTCGGTGTCGTTATCGAGCCCAATGAAGTCAGCTCCGCACCGATCGGCGTAAGCCTGCATGAGCGGCCACGTCTCCTTGGCTATCTCTATCATCTCGAGACCCACGGCTACAGACACAATGCAACGAGTCTTGCTTGTGCATGGCCTGCGGTTGCGCCAGAGTACGTAGGCTCGCTCCATCGGAACGGCAGGCTTTGGGGTACTCAAGCCTGCATTCACTGCGTTGTGGAACTCCACGGTCCACTCGAACCATTCTTCGGGCGATCCGTACCTCGGCGGGAGTCGGCTCAAAATCGCACCAACCTTTTTGCGGCACTCGCAGCCGGCTGGCATGTACTTCTTCCACTTCTCGAAAGCTTCGGGAGTCCCCAGTTCAATTCGGTGCAGCTTAGACCACGCTCTCCGCCCTTCGATAGATTTTCTGGCTTCGCGATCGAGGATCAAATTGCTACCGATCGTTCTTACCGTAACGGTCGTCAGCCAGCCACGCTTACCAAGCACCGCACCACACGTACACACGTATGGTCGAATGTCATTTGAGCAAGCTTTATCGCAATGCGGACAGCTACACACCACTGCAATCCCTTCTTGAGCAACAGTCATCGGAACTCACCGTAACGTAGTAACCACACGAACCAGTCCCGAAAATAGTGTCGCGACAAAGGCAAGCAAAATCCAGTTCGGTAATTACGTAAGGACCGAAAAGGAAGCACGACTCTCCAGTTTCGCTTGCGCATCTGTATTCGATCGGATTTCGCGTGCTTGGTCCTTCGCCTGTCTGAGTGCAACCGCCCATGTTTGCCAGGACATACTTGTTGATTCCAGGCTCGGCAGTGCAAGCAAACTCGACGATAAACTGACCGCAGCACTGCTGCTCATCATGATTCCATGCGTTGTCGACCCGATCGTATTCGATCTGGAAGCAACAAGGCTCAAGGTTTATCAGGCGAGCGCAGTCCTCTGGGTCTGGCCAAATGCAAACGTTCAGTACTGCGGGCAGTTCGATTTGGTTATCGGTTCCTTCCGCTGTGTTGTCGTCACAAAGGCACAATCCGCATCGCGGACAATTAAGGTCCCTGGTTTCAGGTGGATTGCTGTTGTAGTGCCGATAGAACTCAAAGTTGTCGGCGAGCATGTCTTGTTCGCTCATCCCGAACCCGCTGTACCATCCGTTTACAAACAGCCCTGGAGATTCCATCGACACGGAACCAAGTATGGAATTGTCGACCCCGGCGCAAAAGCTGTCCTCGTCGATCGTCGCCCAGAAACGCCTTGAGTCACCCGTTTCGGAAAACACTTGGAGTTGCTTCAAAATCGACTCGCTGCCCCCGCTGCCAACCCCAAGCCGAATCCAGCTCCGATCGGCGGGATCCGAAGACCCTCCAGCAGCTCCACCAAGCCTCTCGTACTCGGCGAAGTAGTACGATGTCGCCTCGCATTCCTCCGGATCGCCCGAGACCGTCCTGGCGACGTTCAGGTAGAGTCGCCACTTCTGTCCATCAGAGTACTCCGAACCAGCTCGGTTCTGTTCCTCTTGCGTGATCAGAGAGACGTACATCGAGCCAACTTCGTCAGGGTGCTTTACGTTGCAGATCGCTTTCGCGTCTGGGATTTCGCACCTGGCTCTCCACGTTGGGGTATCCACGATGTAGTAGTCCCCAGGGGTATCGCACCATCCCTGGCCCGAGAACGGTGCTGAGACTCGATTACCCAACGGAGTTCCGGTCTCTCCTCTCGTGAAGTCGTCGGAAAAAATAAGGCATTCGATGCAGCAACAAGTACCGATCCTGGCCACTAGCACACCTCCACAACGCACCAACGGTCATCCATGGGAAATAGTATCACCCGCTTGTCCGTTGCGATCGCAGGCCCACGGTTGTAGACAAACTGCACCTTGCTCGATGTCGTCCACATACCGCCCGATACCGGATCGTCAACAAATACTTCGCCGGTGGAATCCGCCGCGATAGTGTTGAATGTCTTGCCCCACAATGGCGTTGGAGCTGGCGGTTCGGTGCGGTCTGGCCAAGGCATAGGCGGCGAATACTGCTTTACCCGCGTGCAATGCCCTTGTGCGTTGTCGCCAACGTACCAAGTGACTCGTGTTATCCCTGGACCTGGCACTACGTCCAATAGACCGTAGAAGGTGTCGTCGTAATCGTTCCGTTCGGCCTGGTGCCATGCGTTCGCAACGGTTTGAATGGCGGTCAGTCGGGCAGAGAGAACACCCGCGTTTTTGTCTGATAGTTCGTGATCGAGAAGGATGATTTCTTTTGCGTCGCCTCCACTTCCGATCGCGGTCGAACTGGATTTTGGGTGATAGGGATAATACTTCGTTGGCCATACCGTAACCTTGCCGTGAAGCACTGGGTTTCCTTCTATCGTCCCGATAAGCTTTTCAGTTCGCGCTGCTGTGATCTTAGGTGGGACCGTCACGTTGCTGACGTCTACATAGGACGCTGTACCGTCCCGGCTAATCGTTAGGGCGTAGCCAAGCGATGCAAGGATTCCATCGAGAGCCGCAGCGGTCGATCCTGTGCTTTTCAGGTTTCTTGGAATGCCGGATCCACCCGCTGGAAGTGATGGCGCTGTAATTGGTCCGAGCAGCTCCGTCACGATGTGCTGATACGTGTACGGAACGCCGCTATTCAAATGCAGGGGCTCGTAGGTGATTGTTTCGGCAAGGGATGCCGTAAATGTCACGTATCGTACTTCGTTCCAGATCTTCGCCGTTTCCGCTCTGTCGAGTTTGTGACGCACGTCTCGCAGAATGACGAGCGAATAGCCTCGTTGATTTTCTTCCGCAATTTCAACCGGAATGTACTTTTTCCAGCTCATCGAATCGGCTTGTTGCCATATCGTTAAACCGTCATTTTCTCGGGTAAAGATGTTGGCAACGATGTCAACAGAAGACTGCTGCAATACCTTTTCTGCGTCATCCGTTCGTAGGTAGAATTGAGCAAATCCAGAGACGGCCCCTCGCGGCATATCAAGAAACTGCTTTTGGGGGTTGGTCGATGGTTCAGGGCACTCTACATCAAAGCCTCCAACCTTCCATTTGTAAGCATAAACCTTCGTCATGCTGCCACCCTTCCACGGCTTCCAAATCCTGGCTTCGCAGCAAATGGGATGTCTTGATACCGCCATTCCGGTCGCATCGGCGCGACGCCGGTATCGAGCCACTCGATTGCTTCCTTGACGCCCAACTTAGCCGCCTGGGAGATGGTCAGCATGCGTACGCCGCAACGGCACTGGTAATCCCAAGGGGGCGTGAACATATCCCAGAACGGATCGTCTCGGCGATAGACCGCCGTCTCGTTGAGACCCAGCTTCTCGAGTTCCTTGTGCTGGTGCCTGGTTCTCGCATCATGCTGGGCGAGGTACTGCTGATAGGGGAAGATCCCAGCGACAACCGGATGGCTGGCCAACGTCTCACGTCCATCGCGGAATGCGGCTTGGACGTTGGTGCGATAAATATTCTCCACTCTGGCCGGGCCGATGGCAGAACGGTTCAGAACGTCGCTGACTCGGTCCCGAAACGTGAGAAGCGACGTGCCGTCGGATAAATCGTTGACAAGCTCATCCCGGACCTTTGCGATTGTGTCCCGAGTGATGTCGCCGGTGATGAAGAACGCTCGCTCCTGCGCGGACCGCGTTGCCGCATCCCAGTCGCTGCGGGTCATGATGTTGCGATCGGCGAGTTTCTCTGCTGCCTTCTCGATCAATGGGAATCGCAGTTTAGGCTCGTCGCCAAACATGTCAAAGAGAGAAAATCGAGGACGGTCCGGGGGAAAATGGCCAAAACGTCCATCAATAAAGTCGCCGAGTAGCCACTTTGGGAGCTGCTTGGCCAACGTATCCATACCACCCGTCCAGCTAGCCATCTCGGTATCCGTCAGATGGTCGACAATGACAGGAACTGAATCGTTCATCACTTTCCAGATTGCCGAAAGCAAGTTCGATTGCGGTGCGTAGATTGGTCCGGTAGCAGCATCGCCAATCCGTCCGCGAATTTCTGCAAACAAAGCCTCAGCCCCGATGAGGGCCATGCCTGCTATGCGATCAAGCGGTTCTATGGGGGTTAGGCTAGCCATTTGTTACTTGAGGTTAGCGTCCATCTCCTCGACTGCCCGGATTGCATCATCCTCCAGTGAGGTGTTCACTTGCTGACCATCGGTCGCCCATGAAAATCCACCCTCGTTGGAGGCGTGCTTGCGCTCAGCAGTCTCTGGTACATCGTGGTCCGAGATGCGCAGGCGATTACCGTTTTTAGTGTAGTACAGACTTCCGGATGTCGTCATCGATTCGGGTTTCCAACCAAGCTCAACGGCGCGAGTGTGAGCTTCAGCCATGCGCAGCTTCGCTTCCTGTCGACCGACAAACCTTACGTCAACCAAATCGCGTCCAAAATCAGTTTTAGCGATCGCAATTGCCTTTTCTGCGGAAGTTCTCATTTTGTCGACAGCAGTGTTTATCTCCTCTGGCTCTTTGATGGTCGTTGGCGTTGATTCGGACTGCTGCGAATCTTGTTCCGTAAAATCGCTGTCATCGCTGGATTCTGTTTCGAAAAGCTCCTCGTGATCTACATACTGTTTTGGAAGCATATTCCGACGTTCGATTTCCTTTTTCACTGCCCAGTAGGTGTCTTCGCCGTGCTGCTTTCGAACTTGCCCGCGCGACATTTTTCCGGTTTGGACAGCGTCCGCTAATTCGGAGTGCTTCGAAGCGAACTGCCCTGGATTGTCTGGTTGCCCTCTAGGATGGTCGGATTCAACGAATGAAGCCATCTTCGTGACTTCGGTATCGTCCTTTTGTTCAGGTGCAATCGGTTTTGTCTCTGGGAGTTCA